AAAGGCTCCACGTAATACCTGGTCGAACGCTTGCGCTGAACGCGGCGACCCATTTGCCGGCAGCCTGCGCGGTGGCCGACTGCTCGCGGAACGCTTCGGAAATTGCATCAACCGCACGGGAAGAATAATCGACATATTTTTCCTCCATCCGGTATTCGCCGCGCATCTTTTCAAGATCAGTTTGCAACTGAAACATCGACAACTCGTGCTTGCGCTCGTTTGCCTTATCCAACAGCCGCAAAACTTCCGGCACAAGCCGAAAGATGCCGCCAAACACCGAGCCCAACAAGCCGCCGCCCAGCAAATCGAACACGACTAAAGTCCGAAAAACTTCTTCACAAACTGCGCAGCCACGCCGGGTCCGAATAAAACAGCAACGATCGTCGCGTAGAGCAGATACTCGATACGCGTCATGCGCTTGCTGCCCGATTCGAAGGATTTTTCGATTGCCGCATAGCGCATCGCGCACTCGCGCTCGTGCGCTTTTAACTCGCCCTCAAGTTGCGCTTGCTTCACGTCCAAGTCCATCACGCAGCCTCTTGCAAGATCGGTTGCAGCGCGCGCTCGTACCAACTCACATTTGCCTGCAGCCGCGCAAGCTGTTCAGGCACCGCGTGCGCGAGCGCTTGCTTACCGTACTCAAGCGCTGCGGCGTGGTCGCCTTGGTTGTGCGCTCCAAGCGCTGCGAGGTCGTAGGGCTTCCAGCCCCAACACTCGGGATCGCAAGTGTAAACTAAAGTCTTATCGGGGATGTCCAGCGCCTTGCGTGCGGCAAACAACACCTCGGGCCACATTGCTTTTAGGTAGCAGCTATGCGCAAGATCCACCCAAGGCTCGCGCGTGCCAGGAGCTTCTGCCGTGGCGCGCCGGTGCCACTTGAGCGCCTCGTGGCCGTTGCCGAGTGCGTCGTAGGTTTTGCCGAGCAGCCGCATGGCGTAGCAGCGCTCGGTTTCCCAGTCCGCATTGGGCATGTCCAGATATTTTTTAAGCGCAACGATCGCCTCGTCGTGCAAGTTGTAAAACGTTAGCTCGCGCGCAAAATAGAACGCATTGCGCGGGCACTGCGGGTCTTCTTTGACGGCCATGCGCAAGAGCGGCAGGTATTGCCCGCGCGACTTGGTGCTGTCGGGATGGTGCGACACCAAGAGCTTGTCGGTGCGCGCATAAACCTCGTTGATGCGACCGTCGGGCTTTGGGTACTCGTGCACCGGGTGGTGCCAACGGTAGCCGTGCCGGCGGTGGATTTTCTGGTAGCGAAATTTGATGCCGCAGCCCCAATCGAAAAAGTACTCAAGCCGCGTGGTCTCCGGCTGCCAGACCCGCTCAATTTCCGCGCGCCAGCCTTCTTCAAGCACCTCGTCCAGATCCAGCGAAATGCAGACATCGACGTCGGCGGGCAGTAGACACATTGCGGTGTCACGCGCCATGTCAAATCGCCAGGGCTGCACGCTAATCTCGGCCACGTCCACGCTGCACTGACGCGCAAGGTCCACCGTGTCGTCGGTCGACCCTGTATCGGCAATCAACACTAGGTCTGCGTCCTCAGCGCTTTGCGCAAAGCGGCGCACAAACTTGGCTTCGTTTTTGCTGATCGCGTAGACTGCAATTTTGAGGCGCCGGTACACAAAGACGCCGATCTCGTTTTCGAGGTGCTGCTGCCAAGGTGCGCCAAAGGTCTCAACAAAACCCTCGACGCTCCAGTTGTCGGTAATGTGCTCCTCCGAAGGGTTGCCGTTGTAGGGTCCTTGCGGGTAATGGCCGATGGGTATGCTTACAATGACGTATTTGCTCAGCGCGCGCGCGGTTGCGAGCAAGTTTTGCGCATCTGCAGCGGGCATGTGCTCCAGCACATCGCCAAAAATAATCAGGTCGCAGCGCTTGAACGCAAAGGCTCGCGCATCGGCGCAGACGACTGCGTCGTACTTTTGCTCCAGCGCGAACTGCGCGATGTTAGGCTGCCAGATCTCAATTGCAGTCCAGTGCTGGCCGGCTTGCTTGTACTGGCCGTAATGCCCCGCCCCAGCCCCGACATCAAAAACGCGCTGCGGATTGATGCGCTTAATCAGATCAGCAATATAGGCTTTGCCTGAGGCGCTGCTTTGTGGCATGGCTTGCGTCCTTTAAGCGCTTAAAGCAACAGCAACCCAGGTTTGTGTAGCCTCATCCCAGACGTGCGCGCCCTCGGGCATCGCTACAGGAGGCACCCACTGACAATTGTCGGGGTCCAAATTCCAACTTTCAAAGGGTCGCGGCGGCACAAACCCGTCTATTGGAGGCGGCATGTAGGAATAGCCAATGCCCGCGTAGTTCTTGCGCATGTTGCCGTTATAGCTGGTCTGCTTCCAAACGCCGCCAAGAATCTTTTCAAGATGCGCTGCGCCGATATGCTCTTTCTCAACGCCAGATGCGTCTGCCGTGTCTTTGTTATCCACAACCACCACTTGCGTGACCATGTTGTTGTCGTCGAGTTTTGCAAAGTGAGCCATCACGCCTCCAGCTTCAATCCCGTTAAGTCCATTTCTTCCCCGACGACACCGACAGGGAAGGTGTTAAACGATAAGCTAATCCGAGTGTTATCGCCTGTGATTTCCGGAACCATGTGCGTCAGTGACGATGGAAACAGAATCAATTTGCCGACAGTCGCTTCAAACCACCAGCTTTCAGAGTTGTACGGATTCCATTGCTCCGGCGGGAACTTGATCTGCTGCCACCCATCACGGTAGAAGCAAATCTTGTCGTTGGCATTAGTTTGAACGTAAAACACACCTGAGATGTAGCTATTAGGATGTGCGTGTTTGTGATGGTATTGCCCCGGTTCCGAATAGTTGCACCAGCTTTGGGTCACCCTCAAACTTACATTGTGCTTAGGATTGACTGTGTTTTTGAAGTAATCCGATAGAGTATCTTCAATGAATGAGCGTAGAGACGTTAATGCAGGGTTGCGAAGCACAAAGTTGTTTGTAGACGTAGTGTTACCCATGTTAGGTCTTGTCTCAAGCTGACGAATGAAGAACAACTCCTCATCGCTCAGAGGTCTGCCAAGCTCTGCAAAGCCTACAGGGATGGGGAATAAGTTATGCAACTGCACGTTCAAATTCCTCACGTGCTATGCCCATCTCTTGTAGTTGTTCGTCGGTGTAGATCGTTGGGATGCTGTCCTCAAACTCTCTAATCTTGTCAATGACCCAATACACTTCTTCAATGCTTGGGCATGGCCGTAGATCATCCCACCTTGTAAAGACGTTGTTTGATATTTCCCACTTTGCACCTGGACGAAGCAAGTGCATGGCTGTATCAATGCCGAGGAACTTGTAGATTTTTGTAGTCATGTTATTAATTGATTTTGATAATCACGATACCGGAGCCACCTGCGCCGCCTGCGACTCCACCAGACGCAAACCCACCACCTCCGCCACCACCAGTATTAGCAGTTCCAGCAGTTCCGGCAGTAGAGTTAGACCCAGCACCGCCGCCACCACTACCGCCAGATCCAGCAGTTATTAAGCCGCTATAGCCACCACCGCCACCGCCACCAGAATACGTTACTGAAGACCCTGAAATAGATGAGGATGTTCCGCTGCCTCCATTTCCAGCATTCCCATTAACAGCATTTGCACCAGCTTGGGCGGATCCGCCACCTCCGCCTCCTCCAGGAGCGCTAGAATGTATTCCATTGCCGCCTGACTGCCCTTGTGATGGTGTTGTGCTTGGTGTATTACCTGCATATCCATTTGCCAAATAGGAACCTCCTCCGCCAGAACCACCTGAGCTTCCTGCTTGATCGACACTGCTCCCATTTGTACCGCCGCCGCCGCCTCCTCCAGCAGATGTAATAGTGCTAAAAGTAGAAACACCACCACTTCCTCCAGCAGACAAATTTGCCACCGTGCCGCCTGCGCCGACCGTTACTAAATAGTCCGTTCCAGCGGTTACAGATAAACTTGTACCAGTTCTAAAACCACCGGCACCACCACCGCCACCAGCACGTGCGCCTCCCCCACCCCCGCCAGCAACAACAAGATAGTCCACACTGGTCACACCTGTCGGGCAAGTCCAAGTGGTAGTGCCTTTGAACACGAATACAGTTTGTGCGGGCACGGTGTATTTGAGGATGACAATGCCGGAGCCGCCTGCACCGCCTGCAATTCCACTTCCACCACCTCCACCACCACCGCCGCCAGTATTTGCGGTTCCGGCAGAACCAGCAGCACCTTTACCACCACCTCCTCCACCGCCGGTTCCACCGCTTCCAGATATATTGGGGCTTCCAGCATTAGTTCTTTTCCCGCCTCCGCCTCCACCAGCATAAGGTGTAGAAAAACCAGAAATAGATGAGGGTTTTCCAGCACCTCCATTCCCGCCTATTCCAGAAGCACCGTTTGCACCATCCTCAGTTGCTCCGCCTCCGCCTCCAGCAACTTGTGCATCTGCACTGCTATCGCTTCCAAAACCGTTGCCTCCACTTTTGCCTTGGCTAGGCGAAGTGCTAGGTGTATTCCCTGACGCCCCATTAAATGAATTTGCTACGTTATAACCACTACCGCCCCCACCAGAACCACCAGTAGACGCGTTATTACTATTACCTGTGCCGCCTTTGCCACCTTTTGTAGAAGTAATAGTAGAAAAAATCGAGTCGTTCCCATCAGTGCTATTCCCACCACCGCTACCAACGGTAACTGTGTAATTACCATTACCATCACCGCCCGTAGTAGAAACAGCTAGCCCTGTGCCAGTTCTAAATCCACCAGCACCTCCACCTCCACCGGCAGCACCCCCAGGGGGAGAGCCACTACCACCACCCCCTCCCCCACCAGCCACAACCAAATATTCAACCTCTGTGACACCAGTAGGGCATGTCCAAGTAGACGTAGCGGTAAAGGTTTGGACAACGCTAAAAATACCAAAAGGCCATATACCCTGCCTTTGAGCAATCATCTGCTCCAGCAGTGACCAGACACCTTTGGCCGAACTTGTTGTGGGTATATTTGCGGGGCCAATAATCCCACCGTTACCTCTGGGCATGG